GACCCATGATACTCCATACCACCCCGCTACAACCCTTTTCAGGGGAGCTTTTGGTATGGAGGTGACACTTAGATGTGCTTACATATTTTCGGTTAGGTACTGCTTTCGCAGCCCAACCGGGAGGATTATAGCGCTCTACGGATCACGCCCTTAGGACTTCCCCAGCCTGGGGACCTCTAATCTCTTTAAGATAGGAGGAGTCCTATTCCTAAGTTTCTTCGCTACTTCCGGGCTATTAAATCAGAAGGTTCATTAGAACCTCTCTTACTTAATTCCCCGTTTATCACGGTTTATTTTCATTCGTTCCATTATCGTTCTCAGATCTTGCCGCGGGTCGCCCGAGGGCTACACGACTGTCGATCCTAATTAGGGGAATTCTCCCCATATGGGCGGTAATGTTCCGAAGTTCTCATTGGGAGAGGCGCTAACAAGCGCCCCCAACCAATAGACCGAAAGAGCAAAAGAAAAAATAGAAATATTTTTCCACCTTTAGAAAATAATTAGAGTGAACAGTTACTTAGTTGTAGTCCACCATGTGACACCCAAGTTTACCTTAGGCAACGCTACGCTAAGAGAGGCTTGCTCCAAAAGAGTGACCTCACCTGGCTGAGCTTAACAATTTTTCCACTTGGCTCCCGGATCGCCCGAAGGCTACGGTAACCCAAATGTTATTCGGAATTCTCCTATTTTCATTGCTAAGACCCACCCTGGGCAAGGTCCCCTTCTGAAGGAGACCCCCTATTAGTTTCACGCGCTTAAGTTTACCCTGACCACCATACGGTGCTGATAACTGGCAACTGTCCTTTTAACGTCCCCGTTAGGGAAGTTAACTAAAGACGATGCTTGTTCAAGGCCCGTAGATCCCCTCTTTACTTGGTAATTTTCTTTCTAAGCCTCGTTGCTGCGAGAATGGAGGGACGTTGTCTCAACTTCTCGACAGCTCCAAGATACTTTGGCTTTCCGATCTGGCTAACCAGTCGAAAATTCTCAACTCACCAGTTGACATGATTCTCCGGCAAGCGGCCTTTGGCAGAATACACGTTGTGTATAAAGCCTCTAGCCGTCTGCAGGTCCTCACGCAATCTGGGAAGCTGGTCGCCTCACTGCTGGAGTTGAATATAAGCGACGACCTTATAACCTATTCCTCGAGTGGTTACCCACTCTCCGACTAGATCATGAAGTCCATCGTTATACCAATCCGACAGCGCGCGACTACCAGCATACAGCGAGTTCTTAGGCAGAACTGCTTCCACCTTCGCTAATCTCTCGGCATCTTTTTGAGCCAGAGAAACTAACGGAGGTTTGGCAATTTCTGGAACGGCTGGTCATCGAACATGACTCAAGACGATCCACTCCTTACGCATAACAAAACTCGTGATATTTAACCACGTAGCTCAATTATACGCAAAGGGTCCCCATGGCGAACATCGCCATATACCTACAGTCGCCAGTCTTCGTGGAAGATTCTTGAAATCCCCGACGAGGCGAGCACGGACACGATACCCGTAGCCAACAAGAGCGGCGATGGACCTAGCACCCAATCCATACTTTTGTATGAAGAAGGTACTAGATTCAAAGTCGTGAAGGCATGTAACCACTTCCTTAAAAGGAATTGGTGACACGTCCTCACCTCCGGAGTAGAATCGTTTTGCAAACTCTAAAGTTCCATTTTTGGAGACCAATGATTTTGCCAAACCGATTTCTACCCCGAATGCGCTCATTAGCTGAAGGTAAGTACCCGCAACCCGTCCATCGGCGATAACAATATCATCCCCGAGGACCGCGTATTCTCAGAAGGTTCCTATAGGGAAACCAACACGACGCGCGGCCATCGCCACAATTAGATGGTGTGTAAGAGCGAGCATTGCCCAAGAGGACAGTGCTCCCATTGGCTGCCCGACCGCATAACGGACTTTTGAGGGTACGCTTACCTTACGGACTCCAGAAGGGAGTCCATCAGGTAACACGTAATCCCTGCCTACCAATAGATGTTTTCACGCCCATCCAAAACTACCTCCGAAGAGATAGTTAAGAATGTTCGCTTGGACATCTACTGGCAGACGATCAGTAGCAGCAGATAAATCGTAACATCAAAAGGAGGTTTTACCCTTCTCTTGAAGACGCTTTATCGGCGCTAGCTGATCCATAGTTCCGTCGGTCGGCAAGGTAGCCAAGATTTTGAATATGAGAGAGTGAACCGGATACAGTAGTCACTGTGTCCAGCACTCCACCATAGCAAAAACTCTTACTTTTCCTGCAGCTTCCTTCTTAAATCCCAGCTTTCCACATGGTCTTTCGACCCAGGAAGGTTCATTAATAGGAGTACAGGATGCAGCCCCTTCAAGTAGCTCTCAAATGGTATAGTTCGACAACTTCGCGAACAACCCTTCAGGGTTGCCCGGTGAAGGCTTGTCTAACCAACCATTTGCAAGATACTTGTAGGAGTGTCAGACATCCGACTGCAACAAAGCCCGCGCACCCATAATGATCCCCGGCACAGAGCCCGAGACTTTTTGGATTTTCCCAAGTAAAGATGGAGTAGATTTACTCAAAGGTATGTAACGCACAGGAGGGAGATCGGCCGAAGCCGACCCCAACTCCTTGTATCCCAGGTAACCACAAAACTCGGAAATGGCTCCCAACGTCTCTTTTCACAGAGGCGCAGAGATAACCACTCCCGGGTCAGTGATAGTTTTCAACTTAAGTTTTCCAGGTATATCTAAAACTCGATAAATCGAGAATCAGGATACCCAGATCCTTAAGAGAAACTTATCCCCGGATCGGATTCGGTCCCGGACTATCCTAGGAATTACCCTAGGTAATCCGGAACGTGTCCGAGCGACGCTCGGCCCGAGGGCCTGAGCCGATGGGATCTTCATCCCAGCAGTGGCTTGCATAGTAAGGACATACCAGGCTTTCGTCTTAACGACTACACCTGGCATCCCCTCATTATGATAAACCGCTACTAAGAGTCGCACGTAACATACCGCCGAACGAACCATTGCACTAGTGATCCCCCCACGGGCGGTCACAGCAACTTTGTAAAGTCACTGTACCCACCCGCGCCCGCCTTTTACAGCGAGCAGACCATTTAAGGTTTGCAAGGCACTCTTTATGTCACTACGTAGTTTTGTGGATTTAAAATTCATAAAATTAATAGTGGCCATGTAAGCAGTCTACAAGCGTAGGGTAGAGGGAACTCTAACAGATATTCTCCCAGGCGATGTCCGGTCCTTCTGTCGAAGGGCGGCGCCGTCACTGGGATAGCCTCTATGTCATCAAGTTCCTTGCGGTACGCAAGCACTTGCTTAACAGGTACATAAGAGCAAATTGCTCCTTAAACCTTCTGTTTCCCTTTCGGGTCAGCAGGTCGCCTCCAAAGGCACCCCTTTCGGGGCTAGGGAGTAACACCTTATTGGTATAGGTAGAGGTCCTTTCGGATCCCCCTAACTATACAAACAAATGTGACACCTAACTCTAGAGAGGAACTTGCCCATTTACACAGGCAAGCCCCAAGCCTACGTTCTTCCCGTGACTACGGGAGGTAGGTAGAGTTGGATAACCTTAGATGTGCGAACATAACCATAAAGTCGAATTAACGACCTCACCGGAATGCCCGCCTCCTGGCGGAATTTCCAGGTGGAGGAGCCGAATAGG